ACTTCAGCCGGGCAAGGGTGGTCCCTGCTGGGTTCTTGACATCGCAGACGTAGCGGTAGTTCGGTTGTGCAATCAGCGAACCGCTGACCTTGAAGAGCATCTTGTTGTAAACGGGTGTAGCCACTTGGGGCGACCCTGATAGGACGGTTGTTGCCATTTTATCTTGTTGTTGCTACGCTTATGGATTTGCCAAGGGTTTCAGCGATGGTATTCACCAAGGCATCTATCGCTTCGGGGGATAGGGCGTTGCTCATAAAGTTCGTGGCCCGTGTGCCTCGCTGGAATACCCAATAGGCAACCGACCTGCCATCGACCAATCCCTGCTCCTGCTTCGTCCGCATCCGCTTGAGTTCACGGGAATAGGTTGGCACAACTACTTTTTCCTTGTTGGCTATCCAATCGGCCATTGCTTGAGCGGGTGGGAACTTGTCCCTGTATTGGAATGGCGACCTCGGAGCCTTTACGCTTGACGTTTTACCTCGCACCCCTTGGTCCACAAACTTCCAGTAAGGGTTGGCCATGATAGCCACGACGATTTGCTTTGCCGATAGTTCGATGTCCTCCGGCACGATAGATGCCGATAGCGTTCCCCCTGCGTTTGCGTTGGCTGCTTCGAGGTTCTTCTTCGCAAGTTCGATGACCCGTTCAATCCACTTGACCAGCACGTCGTGGGTTGGCGACTTGCCTCCACCTTTGGGACCGACGATTGAACCAATCCCCTCCAAAGCGGTTTGGTCGATGCCCTTCATCGAACCGCTGCCGAACTTACCTACTGGTTGCCCATTGGCGAGAATGGTTGTTTCCATGTGGGTAAATGTCCCCCGTGCTGGAATGTGTCTATCTGCGCCTTGCCCTTTCCGCTTCCATCCTCTCCGCCTCCAAAATGTCGTGAATCAAGAGTGCGTAATTGAGAAACTCCACCGCCTTCATTGCGAAGATGGCATCGAATTTCAGAACGTCCTTGTTGGCCATCCTCCAAACCACCATCAGCCAACCGTACCCGGCAAGCGGGCTTACGTCAGCCCCTCGGCCGTCTTCGTCAGGTGCTTGGAATAGTCGCTCAAAACTTTCAAGTAGGATTCTGAACTTAGCAAAAAAAAACTGACAACCCCCCAAACGTCCCCGACCTTGGCGTGCTTCTTCATCAGTTCGGCACGTTCCGCATGGGCAGCACCGTCGTACTTTTTCGGGAAGAATCCGAATAGACCGCCCTCCCTGCACAAGGTCGCCATGATGCGATGCAAGTTTTGCAGCAGTTGTTTCTCGTCCGTGGTGTTTGCGTCCATGAGTTCAATCAACTGCCCAGCGGTTAACTCATCCGTGAACACCGTTGGGATCCACCACTTGCCCCCGGCTTTGAACTTTCGCTTGTATCCCAATGCAGGCAATGCGTTCCACTCGCTGATAATAGCCTTGTAACGCTTTAGGACGCTCTTAGCGGGCATCTCTCGGACGATTGATATATCGACCCCCTCAACGATTGCGACGACTCCTGCACGCTTGTCGTAGTCCCCAAGGACGCTGCTGAACTCAATGGCTCCGATGCGCTGGAACTGGTCGATGGTCAGGTCTTGGAGTTTCATAGTTTCAGGAAGGTTTTGTAGGACGATGCCGACGATGCCGATGCAAGGTACTGACTGAACTCCTTATCAGCCTTGCGTTCTTTCTCGGAGTAATACCAAGGAATGTGCCTCGCTGACTCAAGCAACGAAACCCCACCGATGAAGTACTCCTGCCGATTGTAAACGGCAAAGGTCGTGTCGATGGGCACGTCAACTCTTGCTGCCATGATGACCCGTGAGTTACGCTGACGGGTCGCTTCGTAGTTGTTCACGTGGGTGTAGTACGACGACCTTGGAGGCACGTCATCCCATCGGAGCGACAGGCCGACCTTGCCTGCTTGGGGGAATTGTTGCAACCACTCCAAGCACATGGGAATCGTCCTCTTGCTGGTCTTGTACAGGTCAAGGTCCGGGTCTGTAACCGCATAGAACGGCTCTCCCAGTTGTTGCACCAATCCCGAAGTCCATGGGGCTTGATGGCCCAAGTTTTCGCCAAGCATTACGACCTTGCATGGGTTGGTGGCGTACCACTCCAGCAAAGGTTCGTAGGTTGAACCGTTGTCCACGATGTAGATGTCCCCAATCCCCTCCCACTTGATCAAGTCCCTGACCATCGCCTTGGGCCATGTCAGCAGGTTGCGGTTGTTGATTATGACGGGGATGCCCATGGTTAGAACTTGTAAACGGCAATAAGGTCGTCGTATCGGCCCGATTCGCTAAGGTCTATGGCCTCAAAGATTGAATTGCTCGGTGCTACGGCTGACAGGTTCACGAACCAATCCTTGCTCTGCACGTCCTCAATCATTAAGACACCGCCTTGGTTCATCAATGGTGCATACAGGCTGACGACCTGCAACATAGAACTTAAGGTGTGTGGGCCATCGTCAAGCAGGAAGTCGATGCCGTTCTTAAAATAGTCCCTTGCTACCTGCACGGATTCGGGTGTGTAGGCCGATGCGATGTGGAGCCTTGAACGAGTCCAGTCAATGTGCTTGTCAGCCTTTGGCTTGACTTGGTTGGCAATGTCGTAGAACAGAAACTTGGCCTTGGGCAGATACTTGCACCACATAGCCATAGACCCTCCGTGCCACACGCCTATCTCCACGAAGTTGATGGAGTCTGCTCGCATTTCAGCCAAATACTTGGCATAGGTGCTTGTGTAGTTGTGGCCGTTGGCCTTGTCGGTTCCTCCGTCATAGTCGGCACCATTGAGGTCTAACTCGTCGAGGATGGCAATTAATTCTTTGTCTTTCATGGTTAAAATGTGATTACAAACTTTTCGGGACCCGGCCATCCGGGGTTGGTGTCGTGGACCTTCGTGTCAGGCTTCTTGCCAATCCAATGTTCGGCTTGCCAGCGGTGGTCCCGTACAGGCTCGCCCAGTTCCTTGATGTGGGAGGATTTGGCCCACCAATAGGTTCCACCAAAGTAGGGGTAGCCTTCGGGGTTGTTCTGGTCGGCCATGTGGGGGAATTGCTCCTTGGTAATCCAATGGCAGCCGACTGCATCCACTCCTTCGAGCAGTTGCAGGCAGCGTTCCCATGCAACCACGTTGAAGAAGGTCATGCTGCGATTCCAAAGTTGGTTGATGAGGGACGGGTCGCTTGCCCCCTTGGTATGGGCGTACAGGTAGACAGCCTCCTCTTCCTGACTTGCCCGGTACATCTCGGTCAGCGTCGCCTGCTCCCAAGCGTTGGTCCGGGTTACTACGACCTTGACCTTATCGGCAACCATGGAGCCTTCCAGCACCTCCTTGACCGCTTTGCGTTGTTCGGGTGGACCGACGATGCCGACCCGGATTTCATCCAAGACGTTGATGAGGCCGTAGTTGCACACGGCCATCATGTGTTGGTTCAAGATTAACTGCCAATTCCCTCCGCAGTAAATGTGGTAGTAGTGAACGACTTTCATAAGGTCCAAAGGAGGGTTAAAAGGGTGAGGATGAAGAAAACGGCTGCAACCGTCTTGCCGATTTCGATGAGCAGGTCAAGGATGCGTTCCGTGTTCATGGGGCAAAGTTACACCACAACATACTTCCCTGAGTTGCTTACTCTTAACTTGTTAAGAGCCACATACCGCATCGCATCGCAGGCGTGGTTGAACGAGTCAATCGGGACCCCCGTGTTCTTGCCTTCCTTGTCGGTTGCCCAAGTGTAGGACCGCAGTTCTTTGATAAGGTTTGTGCTATCCTTGGTCACCTGCAATTTGAACCGCTTGAGGATGTCTATCCCGTTCCTGACCGAGTCGGGGCCTTTCTCCGCTGGCTTGATGTTGAAGCCAAGTCGGTAGATTTCTTCGATGCTCTTGGGTTCTGCTGAATCCGCCACGATTTCCCAAGCCCGGGTGATGCCGAGCGACCGCAACTTGTCTGCAATGTCTTGGTTCGTGAGGCCCGTTGAGTAGAGCAGTTCCTGAATCAGCAGGCAGTCCCCTTGGCGGTAGATAGCGACCAAGGCCGTCGGGTCGTTGCTAAAGCCCCAGTCAAGCCCAAGGGCGACGAATTTCGCACGGCTGACATCTATACCCTCCACCACCTCAAAGTCCTCGTAGATCGCACCCTGAAGCGTCCCGACTTGACCGAGGCCATAGACCTTCCACCAGTTCGCCCAATAGGCTGACGTTTCGGCTTTGGTCTTGGCTTTCTCAATCTCTCGGATGATGGCAGGGTCAAGGGCTTGGTTGTCCTTGTAGGTAACAAGCAGGAACTCTGCATCGATGTCCTGCATCAATTCGGTATGCGCCCAAAACTCTCGGACTGGATTGTAGTCAATGTAGATGGCGGTCCTTGTCCTGATAGCCAGTTGGTGATAGGCTTCCCATGTGATGTTGTTTGCCTCGTTCACAAACAGCACGTCCCTCCTTGCCCCTCGCATCTTGTCGCTCTGGTCAGCGGAAAAGAACTCAATGTAAGAGCCATGCGGAAAGTCATATCGGAGCAGCGTTCGGTTGTATAGTTCCTCTTGGTAAAGCCCTGTCATGTTGAGCATCTTGAGGAAGTCCTTGAGCGCACCCCTGCGAAGGTGGGGGATGGATTCGG